AGCAAAATCCTCTTCTTCTGCTACCCCGAAGAAAAATCCGCCTGGGTCCGAGCCGCCAAGCCCGAAAAACTCAGCGCCTGGATCCGCCGCCAACTCAACACCGCCACCGGCCGCCCCGAACGCCCCGACCCCGAGGAATGGCGACAAATCCGCAAGTAGCAAGTGGCCTCCAAAGTGGCGACCTTAAACATAAGTCAATAATAATGAACGAACCAACCACAAACTACGGATCAGAAGGTTTGAGGTTCGACTCCTCATGGCTGCACTCCCCCTCTTCTCTTAAAGTGGCGTCCTTGCGCCGTTTTCCCTCTGTAGCACTCAGAAGATTGCTGCTTGTTGGGTTTTCGAGGGCTTGCAATGCTTGCGCGATTTGCTTTGTTTTTCGGGTCGAAGTGGTGTCCAAAGTGGTGTCCCTATTATGAGAAAACATGGCGAGATTTCGGTCGATTGGATTGCGGCGAAAAATACTTGGTATTTCCGCGTCCAGGTAGATGGCGAGCGGGTGAGCAAGAGCACGGGCGTGCATGTGCACTCGGCGGCGGGGAAGGCGGCGGCGCTGGTGAGGGCTAAGGCGATTGCCTTGGCGCTGGCTACGGCGGACGAGCACAAGATTGCTGCGGTGGTGAAGCGGCCGGGCTTTGCGAAGTGCGGCGAGGTGGCGGAGATTTACAAGGAGCATGGACCGGCAGCCTCGAAGACGAAGAGCCTAAGCCGGTTTGCGACTTTTGTGCGGGAGGTGACAGAGCGGCAGGACTGGCAGGAGCAGAGCACGCACCTGGTGCTGACGGCCTCGGCGATGCGGGGATGGATTGAGGCCCAGAAAAAGGCGGGGCGCTCGGAGAGCGGCATCCATACCGATGTTCAGACGATCAAGAGCGTGGTGGCCCGTAAAAGATTTTACCTGTTTGAAAAATTGAAGCTGCCGAATCTGACGGATTTCTGGGCGGTGTCGGGGGGCTCGGCAACGACGGAGGGTTATCAGCCTATCGACCGCGAGGCGCTCCGGCGTATGGATCGGGCGGCGAGGATCCCGCTGCGGCGTCAAAATGCTCGGGTCTGGGCTATCTATTGGCTGATGCGCAAGGCGGGCTTGCGCAATGACGAGGTGCAATATCTCAAGTGGAGCTGGGTGGATTGGCAGGAGGATGGCACGGCGGACCTGGTATTGATTAAGCGCGACGACTGGGCTCCCAAAGGCCGGAGCGGCCGCGTGCCGATGCGGGCGCGGTTGCTGCGGTTGATCCAAAAGGCGCTTGCAGGCGAGAGCGAGTATGTGATTCCCAGGACAAGCAAGACGGAGGCTTTTGACCTGACGCATTACGGCATCAATGAATTTGTGAGGCTCTACATTCCTGACGGGGAGAAGGGCGCTTACAACCTGCGTAAAGAATACGGCGCTCAGATTGCGGCGAGGGATGGCATCGAGGTGGCGAGCCGGTTACTGCGGCACAGGGACATCCAGACCACATTTAATCACTACCACAATCTCATCAACCGCCCGAAGCCGCTTTAGCGTTGCTTGTAGTATTGGCTTTCTTGGACGAGGGAGCGGATGGCGCTTTGGGCGCTTGAGCGGTTGCCGAGTTCCATGGATGTCTCCACTTCGTCCATGGCGTTTCGATAGGCTCGGTTCCACATTCCGAGCTCTTGGTATCTAAATTCTTCGCGCTCGCTGCGTTGTTCGCTGCGGGTTTTGAGGTAGTTGTATTCGGTGCGGAGCCCGTTGACGAAATCTGGCAGCGAGAGGCGCACCTTAGCCATGTCGCGCTCGTCGGCCTGGTTCAGCTTCAGATCGTTTTGGTAAACTCCCCTGTCGCTGATCTTGAGAAATTTGTTCAGCACCGGCGTGGCGCTGATTGTCATTTCGGTGAGGGTGTCGGCCTCGGTGTCGTAGTTGAAGAAGTTTGTGATGCCGGTTGCGCCGAGCGTCCAGCCGAGCATGGGCTTGGTTGCTTCCCATCCCCCGGCGAGCCATTGATCCTCGGAGAGGATGTTGCGGTTGCGGAAATTATCCCTCGGGTTTCGGCCGGCCAAGAAGGTTGTCCAGTTTTGGCCGACCTCGATGAGCGTGTTTTGCCCTGGCACTTGCGAGCTGATGCCTGCGAAGACATCGCCAAGCTGCGGCGCGGTGGGGTCGCCTTTGGCGGAGCGGATCGAAGCGCTTAGGACTTTGCCGACGACGCCATTGATGACGCGCAGCCCTTCATCTTGCGGCAGCCGGAGGTAGGCTGTCTTGCCGCCGGTGTCGCCGGTGGAGACATTCCCCAGGGGAAGGACGGCAAAGTTGGTCATGTCCCAGTTCGGCACGCGGGAGTAGAGTTTTTGCAGTTCTTCGCCGAGGACGCCTTCCTTGGCGAGTGTTTGCAGCACGGCTATGAGGCCGCCGCCGGTGAAGAGCCAGGCGAGCCACCATTCCTTGGCGTTCATGTTGCGCTCGGCTCCACGGAAATTGCGCTGGAGCGATTCGTAGGACCGCAGAAAAATGTTGAGAAACGGCACAATGGCCCCGGCTGATGAAGCGTGGCGGCCTTTCTTGTAGTAGTTGGGGATGCCGATGTGGTTGCGGATCGTGTTGGCGGCTTGCGGTGCGGGCATTCCCATATCCTTGACGAGCACCTTGTAGGCCGACGCCTTGGGAAGCATCTGGAGAATCTGCCCGGCAAACTCGATGGCTTTAAGCGGGGCCATGAGGGCTCGCACATAAACATTGCGCGACTTCTGGTCTTGGAGGTGAAACTTGCGCAGGATGGCATCGATGCTGTCATCATTACTCCCCATGGGGCCGCCAAAGGCCGAGTGAGGACCCCCTGTCGCGGCGCTTTCGATCATTTCGCGCATAAGTTGCGTCTTGCCCACATCTCCTTGCGCCCAATCGATGGACGCTCCCCAAGCTTCGGGGTCGAGGAGGCGCATGACAAACCTTGCGCGGCCTTTGATGCCTCCTGGCATGTTGGTGAGTGACCTTTGCAAGTCGCGGAGGGGAGACATGAAAAGCTGGAAGGCCGGGTTGTAGCGAATGATGGCCCCATAGACGAGGCGTTGAAACCCCGTCGAAAGCAGGCGCAGGATCGCATCGCGCTCGGCGGGGGATTTGTCTTCCCACATGGCGGCGTAGCGTTTGGGGATATGAGCGCCCACACGCTGGCCATTTACTTTCCACTCCACCATAGACAATGCCGAATTTTTGGGAGGCTGCGGCTCCATGGTTTTGCCGTTGTATTTCATGGGCGCAGTGGTGACGAGCTCGGGCGAGGTTTGCCTGATTACCCGCACGGCTTCTCGGGTGAACCTGTTGTTCTGCGCGGCGCGGTGGATACTTATGACTTTGAGCACCGTCTGCTGGAGAGGGTCGGCGATTTCCTTGAAGGTGCCTACCTGCTTGCGGATCGTTGAAGGAAGATACTCTTGGACATATTCGAGCGGAGTGAACGCGGCGTAGTTGTCCTTGTTTGTGCTGATCGTTTTCCACAGCTCTGCTGAAAAAAGGCCGGACTGATTGGCGTCTTCCATGATGGAGTAAATCACATCACGAAACCCGCTTACTGCGGTTTCCAGCGCGGCGTAGCCCTCGGGACCAAGCGTTGCTTGCAGCCTGGCAAGCGCCTCCCTTGCCGTCCGGTCTGTCTCGCCGCCGGGGTTGAACATGACTGCGCGGCCGGTCTCTCCGACGACTTCCATTTGCCCGTCGATCTCTCGGGTTACTTCGAGGCGCTCATTGGCGATGCGGTGGTATTTGAGGAAGATGCCGAAGTTTTCGCGGGCTACACCGGCCGCATCGAGGCTTTGGTAGAGGCGGCCTATGTCGGCCAGCTTCTCTTGGAGTTTACTTTCGGCAAGCGGATGCTCCTCGGTGAACCAGCGGATGCTGTCCTCCTCGGCTGGCGTGATCTTCCCGGCAGCGCGAGCCTTTGCGGCAGAATCAATGATCGGCTGGTAGATATTCCAATACTGGTCTTTGAGATTCTCCCACCATCCAGTGAGGCTGGCGCGGCGGGCTTGAGCGGCGGCGCTTTTGCTAATGAAAATCTCAGCACCGGCTTTGAATGCCTCCATGTCTCGGGCGAGGCGTTTATCCAGCACGGCGTCGCGGCCTTTGCTGATGCGGTCGTAGATTTCTGCCAGCTTGGCTTTGACTTGGGGGCGGGAGTCGAGGTTGTTCCAGAAGGTATCGTAGAAAATGGGGGCGCGGGCTTTGAGGTCGGCGGGGCTGTTGAGGAGGACGCTCATGGCGTCGGCGAAGAGTTCCTCGGAGCTGAAGCGGTAGGCGAGGTGCTCGGGGGTGGCGCGGGTAATGTCGAAGGGCTTCCACCATTTGGTCAGGTCGATGAGTTCTTGGCGGATGTATTTGAGGTCGGCCACATTTCGGGCGTTCATCTCGCTGCGCATGGCGGCGTGGAATGCTTCGCGGAGTTCGTCTTGGGTCGGCTCGCGGCCGCCGACGGTCTGCGTTTCCTCGCGGGTGTTGGTGCCGATTTGAGCGCCTTGAACTTGGAACTTTGCCAGGCGGGCGTCGAGGATTCCCTTCATAGCCTGCTTAACGATGTTGGCTTTGGTGGCTCCGTCCTGCCGGGCGAACCAATCGTAGAGTTCCGGCCATTGCTCGCGGGCGTCGAGGCCGAAGAGTCCTTTGACGATCTCGGGGGTGACTCCGCTCTGTGCGTAGATGGGCTCGTTGACTATCACCTTGCGCACCTCGCCTTCGAGGGAGGCGCGGAGGTCTGCCTCGGCTTTTGTGCGGATGGCTTCCCGTTGCTTACTGGTGATGGGTTGCTGGCTGTAGGCCCAGCCTTCCACCGGCGCGGGGTTAGGATCGAGCGGGATGCTTTGCTTGAGCGTTGGGTTTCCAGAAATGATTCCCAGGAGATTCCCCTTCTCCATGCGGAAGTCATCCATGAATTGGATATTATGCCCGATCTCGTGCATGAAGGTCATCATGGCCGAGGCTTCGCCACCGGCCTTGATGAGGTCGGGGTGCAGGGTGATGACGCCTTGGCCGTTCGGGCTGAAGCTCCCCAGCGCATTGCGCTTGCGAGGAATTTGCACCGTGGGGCTGCCGCCGGAGAGGGCTTTGACAAACTCCACGGCCTCGGGCATCTCGACCACCGGCACCTTGTCCAGGCCGCCGAGGATGAGCGGCATGGTCCAGGTGCCATTCATGGCACGCACTACGCCCACGGCGTCGGGGTAGTCGGCAAAGACCTGGGCGTCATTGTAGGTGTTGAGCGCGGGCTTGGGGATGGTGGCCGCTGCGGGCATGACCGGCCCTTGCGGTCCGGCGTCGGCAAATGCCATTTTGGTTTGTCCCTTTTGCGCTTCCTCGTAGGCCGCTTGTTGGCGCTTGGCTTCGTCGGCTTCGCGTTGAATTGTTAGGCTGTCATCCAGCACCGGGCGGTCGAGGCTGAATGGCATTTCGGACGGACTAAAGATATTGCCGGAAAAAGGATCGTTCTGCTTGGCAGGGGCAGGCGTGTCGATGGGTTCGCCAAAGAAGTTGTCTATGTCGCCGGTGGGCGGGGCGGCGAGCTCGGCTTCCTGCACCCACATTTGCGTGCCGTCTTCCACTTTCTGGAGGCCAAATTTTGAACCGTCTTGGAGGGAGATGGTAAATGTCTCGGGGTCGATGGCTTTCACATTGAGCCACTCGTCGCCGATCTTCACCTTGTCGCCGATTTGCAGCGAGCTTGCAGAGATGGGTTGCAGCTTCGCTTTCTTGGAGTCGGATGGATCGAGGGCGTGCTTGGAGAAATTGTCGTATTGCTTCTGGAGCTTGTTGTATTCGGCTTCTTGCGGGTCGCCATCCTTGAGCTGCCGGTAGCTATTCACCTCGGCCATGTAGGCGTTGAAAAGGGCGTCGGGAGATGGGTCAGAGATAACGCGGTCGCGGTAGAGTTCCTCGGCGCGGACATCGTAGGGCTTGCCGGTGGAGCGGTGCGTCTCGGCAAAGTGCCTGCCGGTGCGGCGTATCTCATTCCAGTTGTCATTCTCCCCGCCTGCTTTGCCGCTGGCGCTGGGGCGCATTGGGCTTTCTTGCAGCGCGGAGAGGACAGGAAACATAGCGGGATCGTAGGATATGCGAGGGAACCTGCGCTTTGGCTTGGAAACAGAGGCCCCCTCCCCGCTGATCAATTCGGGTGAGCCTGTTGATGCAGGCGCTCCACTTGCGGCGGCTGGGGCCGTAGAGGTGTTCGGGGGGATTTCGGTTGCGGTCGAAGGGTCGAAGGTCTCGGGCGGGTTAACCTGTGGGTTAATTGCGGCCGGTGCTGGTAGGGCTTGAATCCCCTCGGGGCCGGGCAGGGCGTTGCTGCCGCCTTGGAAGGCTGGCGCTGCGCCGCCTCGGTTGAGGAACGCTTGGCCGGTGTAGGCGGCAGGTTGGCCTTGGAGAGGGATGGCGGCTTGGGGATTCTCGGTGGCGTAGGGTATGGCGGGCTGGCTTGGGCGGGGGGTAAAGCCTGCGTCGGCGAGGGCGGCTTGCTGGAAGCGGGGGTTGATGATCTCGGTGGTGTCGAGGAAGCGGAAGCCTGCGGCGTCCACGGTGGCGCGGCGGATGGCTTGGGCGTCGATGAGGCGTTCGTCGGCGCGGAGGGTTTGCACCGCTTGGCGCATGACATTGTAGTCCTCGGCTTCTTGTCGGCTGGCGCGGCCGGTGCGGACTTGGTTCTCCAGGGTGACAAGCTCCTCGGGTGCGTAGGTTTTATTGCGAGCCTTCACGCCGATGCCTGCGGTGAGTGCGCCGAGGGTGCCGGATATGGCGGTGCTGGCGGGGTCAAACTCGGGGCGTTGCGGCGGCTGCTGGCCTGTCTGGCGGTATTGCTCGGCGGCGATGAGGGGGTTGATCTCGGGGTGGATGAGTTTATCCAGGCCGATGTTGGCGGCTTGGATTGCGACATCCGTTCCCACGCCTATGGCTGCTCCGGTGCCGAGGGCTCCGCTGATAAATTTGGCGGCTTCGGCTCCGCCCTTTTCGGCGCGGATGAGGTTGGCGGCGTTAGCCAGGCGCGAGACCGAGACCGGAGTCGGGGCGAGGATCGAGACGAGTTGGCCGGCGGAGTTGTAGCCGGGGGCGAGTTGGTTCGCGGCGTAGAAGCTATCCAGTAGTTCGCTCTCCTTGGCTGAGGCTTCGAGGGCTTTGTCGTAGGCCGCTCCTGTGCCCAGGGCGGCGGCTGTGCCTCCGGCAATACCGGCAACCACTGCACCAGGGCCGGTCGGGATGGTGGCGGCGGCGGTGGCCGGGCCTGCGACGATGGCAGCTCCCGTCTGCATGGCTCCCTTGAGAAGACCGGAGGCGGCGGCTTTGGCTTCGGGGTAGGCACCGGCGCGGCGCTCCAAGTCGCGGCGGGCGGCGGTGGCTTTCTCGACGCTTGGTATGTAGCTCTGGCTGGCTTCGTCCCATTGGTCCACCGTGCCTTTGAGGAGTTCGGTGTAGTTGGTGGAGTCGATCACGCCGAGGTTCCACATTTGCTCCACTGCCATGTTGTAGCGGGCGGGGTCGATGTAGAGACGGCCATCGAGGGTCTTCCACGGCGTGCTGCCCTGGGGGAAGATACCTTCTTTTATGCCTTGGTCGTCGGCGGCTTGGCCGTTGCGTTCGGCATCGCGCAGGAAATCAATCGCCTCGTCCGGCTGAGGCACGGCGGATGGCACGGCGGATGGGAGCGCGGGATCTTCCTCGACCAATACAGCAGAGGAAACATCAAATTCCTCAAGAGGAACGGCGGTGGTGGGGTCAAACGCCGGGGCATCCTCTTCGAGAAGGACGGCTGTGGAGGGATCGAAACTCATTCCCAAACTCCATTGCCACGGTAGGTTTTCACATTTCCCTTGGCATCTCGGTAAGGTTTTCCGACTTCGAACTTGTCAGGGGTAGGCATGGGGTTTGGACGAGGTGTCGGCGAGGGCGTGAGGCTGCGCGTGGGGGATGGCGTAGCCTGTGGCGTGGGAGCGGGTTGCGAGGCGGCCGCTGCGCTTACCGAGTTGGTTGGGTCGATCTTGCGGATCTTCTCGCTTTGAAAATCCGCATCCTTGAGCAATCGCGCTTTAACCTTCTCTGGGTTTTCTCCTCCAAAAAAACTATCTGAAGGAACCCACATTCCATTTTCGTTTTGGGTCACTTTCTTATTAGACGGAATAGCGTTGACTTGATTCAACTCGTTTTGGATGCGCTGAAGCTCGATGTGCGCCTGGTTAAATTGCACTCGGTTGTCTTCCGAGATTTTAGGCTTACCAGTTACAGCGGAGCCTGAGTATTTATCGTAAACTTGGAATGATTCTCCGGTGAGGGGATCAATAGCTCGCAAGCCGTCAGCCGTTTCCCTGATCTCGCGTTTGACCGGCTCCGGTTGTTTATCTGCTTCAATTCGATGGCCATTTGCAAAATACACCGTGCGGCCATCGGGCAGGGCTACGGTTTGGACTTGGTTGGCGCGGGAGCGTTTCACGCTGTCCTGGTAGATGCGCACAGCATCACCGGCACGCATCTTGCCTCCGGTAGCCATGGCAGCACGGACAACTTCCTTCTGGTGCGGAGACATGGCCGCCCACTGCTCTTTGCTTGTAATACGAATGCGTTTCCCTGCGGCAAGCTGTGCAGCCAAGTTGTCTAACGGCTCCTCTTCCTGCCCGTCCATGGCATCCATCGCGTTGCCGAGAGGTTGCTGTGCTGTGGCAGGCTCGTTGGGAACGACAGCCATGAGCGCGTTGCCGGTTGGAAGGATGCCGTTCGGGTCCGTGTCCGCCGACGGAAGAGGGCCGGAGTAATCGCTTTGTGAGGGGGAGGCCATGGGGATATTTTACTGACGGGTGTCAATCCTGCCAAATGTCAATACCATCGGCGACCTCCACCGAGAGGGCTGGATTGGAACCGCCGCCGCCGAGGGCAGCTTTCTGGCGGGCTACTTGGACAGCGCCGTCGTATTGAGCTTTTTGACGAGCCAGCTCCATGTTGTTGTTGCCGATTCTTTCCACTACCGTAAGAGCGCCTAAGAGTTCGTTAGGTTTGTTTTTGTATTTCTCTCCGATGCCATCGAGCATTTGCAAATCGAGCCCAAGTGCGTTGGCATTCTGCTTGTAAGAATCCAGCATTCCCGCAGCGGTTTCGTATTTGATGGCCTGAGCTCTCACATCATCAAGCGTTTTGCCTAATCCCGGAACAGCATTACCTTTGGAATCCGTAATCATCCCCGAGGTATTGGTTTTAGTGACCCCCCCCAGAACGCCGCCGATTGCGCTGGTGGCTCCTTGCATGATTCCATTGGCCAGGGCTTCGTTGCCAGCGGCTTTGATTTCGGCGCTGCGGGTTTGGTATCCAGCGGTGATTTGGCCGGAGTTGTCGTTGACGGTGGGGTTGTAGTTAAACATGGGCGTTTAGGTGGTTGGGAGGTTTTTGGATCGGCGGGCTTCTATGCAGAGTGGGCTGCCTGGCTGGAAGGCTCGGCAGGCATTCGGACGGTGTTCGTAAATTGCGCAGGCGACTCCTCGGCCCACCTCGCCACGGAGGGCGATGCAGCGTCCGCAGGGGTCTGTCTTGAGGAGGGGGTAGTCGGTGCGGAGGTAGTCGGCAGGGATGCCGGTGGCGTCGGAGCGGTCGCGCCGGAGCACGGGCCAGCTCCAACGGTGCGAGCAACATGCGCCACACCGTTGACAGTCGTATTGGGATTCCATGTGGGTTTGAAGCCTTGCTCTGGGATGGAGTTGTCTTCGTAGGGGGCGAGGTGGGCGATGCTGTTCACCTCGCTGCGGAGCTTGGGGCACCACACGGGGGCGGTGAGGTGGCGGTTCACGCAGTTCCAGCAGATGGGGTAGTAGTCGGCGTTGTGGGATTTATCCTGCTTGTGGCCCCACTTGCCGGAGGCGCGGTCGTAGCGGGTGGGGTCCATCGGCACGCCCTCGGCTTCGAGGTAGTCGAAGATGTCGTCGTCGGTCCAATGCCGCATGAGGAAAAGCTGGGTCGGGCTGTCATCCACACGGCGCACATCCTGGGCGAGCGGCACGCCGCCTTTGATGAGATCGACATCGGCGCTCTTCTGCCCGTGGAATGCGGCGTCCCACGGCCAGTTGAACGAGCCGGTGGGGCGCTGGAGGACATCGGTGAGTCCGCAGAGGTAGGGCTCGCCTTCCTTGGGGTGCTCGGTGCCGAGGCTGAGGACGAGGGCGCTGTGGTGGCCCCATTGGTAATACTTGAGGAAATCGAAACGGGGTTGGCCGGTCTCGATGTCGAAGCCGTCTTGGATGGCGATGCGGCCGGGAGCGTAGTCGTAGATGGTCAAGTCCCACTCGCGGGCGAGGAGATCGCTGTGGGCGTAGCGGTGGCGGAAGCGGGGTTCGCGCCACTGCACGCAGGGCAGCCGCACGCCGAGCTTGAAGATGAGGAGGTGCAGCATGGCGGTGCTGTCCTTGCCTCCGCTCCAGAGGACGACGGGGTTGCGAAACTCCCGCAGCCAATGCTCGGCACGGGTCAGGGTTTCATCGACGAGGTTTTGCAGGTGTTGGTTCATTAAATAGCAAGAGCGGTCATGCCGAGGACCATGCCGCCAGCGGCCATGCCGGAGCCCATCATGGAGTTTTGCGATGCGCCTGCGGTGGCGGCCCCTTGGATTTGCGCTCCGCGCAGAGCGGCTTGGTTGTTTTGGAAGCTGTTGTAGCGGGAGTCCAGCATGTTGGCGTTGAAGCTGGCGACATTCCCGGCCATCTGGTTGGCGGAGTTGTAGGTGTTGCCGATCATCTGGCCGCTTTGGCCGAGGGTGCTTGAGCCCATGCCAGCGCCGGGAGCGAGGGCGCGAGCGTAGGGGTCAACCGTCAGATTGGCTCCGGCCAGGGCGGTGCGGAGGTTGGCTTGGTTCTGTCGCGTGTTGGCGCTTTGGCCGAGGATGGTGCCGACCATGCCGATGCGGTTAGCGCGATTGCCGACGAGCATTTGATTGGTGCTTCCGGCAAAGTTGCGGCGGTCGGCCTCGCGCTGGCTGGCGTAAGCGTCGCGGTTTAGGATTTCGGCAGCAAGGGCTCCAGTTCCGACTCCAAGGCCACGGGCGGACATCCCGGCGCGGGCTTGCTGGGCGGCTTGGCGCTCCTGCTCGAGGCTGAGGCTGCGGCCGAGCTGGAGATCGCGGAGGGCTTGGCTGCCAAGCTCGCGCTCGATGTCGGTGCCTTGCAGATCGCCAGCGGCTTGGTAGCCGAGCTGCTCAGTGTAGTCGCCGATGCGGCCGAGTTGGGTAGCTTGGTCTTCGGCAGCGATGAGCTGGTCGGTGGCGCGGCGGGTGTAGGCGTTGTTGTTTCCTGCCAGGTTGTCGGAAAGTTTGCTTATCGTTCCGAGTTGGAGGGCTTCCTGTTTAGGGTATGCCTCGAGCTGCGCGTTGATTTGGTCGCGGAATTGAGCTTGGGCCGCCGCGCTGGATTGCCCCATGAGTGCATTGTAGTCAATCGGCTGCGCCTGTGGTGGCGGCGTCTCTTTCTTGGGTTTGCTGCCCCCTCCTCCGCCGCCCATTAGGACACCCTCCCTTCAACGAGACCAACGCGGCGGGCGAGTTTGGCCCATGGGTAGGCGTGGGGTTGGAAGGAATTGCGGCGGTGCCAGATGGCCCACTCTTGGGGGTGTGTGGCTACGCGGAGAAATTCGCGGACTGGGTTCGCGTGGCCGACCGAGGCGGCGAGCTCGACGAACCAGGCGTTGGGGGGGAGGTCGTAGGTCATGGTGTTAGTGTCTGGGGAGTAGTGGACTTCGTGGGCGAGGAGGAAGACTTGCGGGGTGTTAAAAACGAGGCCGTGCGCCATGTGCCAGGCGAGGAGGGACTCGAAGGGTTCGGTGGTGTGTTCGTCATGCCAGTTGCGGGCGCGTTCCCAGGGGAGCATTAGGCTTTGATGCAATACAACATGGCGATGTTGCGCGGGCGGGTTTCGGTGTCTCCAGCAGGGGATTGGCTGCTTGTAGTGAAACCGTGCTGGTGGCGGGCAGAGGCACCAGAAGTGGTATACATTTGGCCTCCAGCCCAAGCTACAGCCCCGCCAAGGTTGCCTTGCTGGTTTTGCCCAGAACTGGGGCCTACATTTTGGTGCGTATGATCTGGCGAGTCATTGCCAGTAGTTCCAGAATGCGTATGGCTGATCACTCCATCCGCTTGCTTGGCTCCAAAAGTGCCAGCGGCAACGCCATCGCTATTCGTGCCTGATCCTCGGACGAAATAGCCACGCAAGTCAGGAAGGGTAAATGTGGTGCTACCATCGCCAGCACCGTAAGTTGTCCCGATGGCTGCAAAGAGAGCGGCAAAGGCCGTGCGAGACACTGCCGATCCATTGGCTGCGAGCCATCCACTTGGCGCGGTGTTCATGGCAAACGGCATGATGGCTCCGGTCGGCACAAGCGTGACGCTGGAGTTGAGCTTTTCCTGCGTGACCGCTCCGTTTGCAATTTTTGCCGTAGTCACATTGGCATCAACAATATCAACCGTAACTATGTTTGAGACTACTGGCGTAGCCGCCGAGTTGAGCTTTGCTGGGGTAACGACTTCTTCGTTTGTAAATGTGTAGCCTGGGGTGACGGTTGCCATGATTTGGAGTTTTAAGTTAGTTCAGCGTGCGGGTTTCGGTGCTCACCGGCCCGTTGATTGTCGCCTCGGCGGTGAGGGTGCGGAGGATGGGGCGGCCGGAGGTGGTGCGGAATCTCAGGTCAAGGGCGGTTGCCTTGCAGCGCAGCGGGGCCTTCAGTGTGTAGTCCTCTTGGTCGGCGGTGGTGTTGACCAAGGAGGCGATCTGGAAATCAGCGTCGAAATCTGTCGTCACCGCATCGAGTGTGCAGGCGCTCCCGGCGGGCAGGACGACGCTGGCTTTGGTGCGGGTCAGGCGTTTGGCGTTGAGGCTGCCCCATCCGTAGCGGCGGGTCAGGAGACTGCCCAGGACAGGGGTGCTGCCGAGGCCGCTTTGGGTATCGTCCGCGCCGGTCTCTTGCTCATCGAGGAGGAAGAGCTTGCCGGTGGTGGTGGCGGCGAAGAGGCGGCGCTGTGTGCCGTAGTCGGAGACGAGTAGGCGGTTCAGCGGGAATCCGTAGATGTCTTTGGTCTCCCACTGCTGGTTCAGCATGTTGAAGGCGAAGAGGGCGTTCGGGTCGGTGCTGTTGCCGAGCGGCACGGCAAGGTAGTAGCGGTTCGCAAAATAAATGCCGTTGCTCAGGTGCGCTGCCGGTGCGTTGATCTCGGCGATGAGATCGGCGATGGGGTCCGAGAGTGTCTGCGTGCTGCCGCGCAGTTTGAGGTCAAATTGATTGTCCAGCCGGTAAACTCCGTTGTCGCTGAGGAAAAACACATACACACCTGCGGTGGCAATGCTGCGCTTGGCCGAGCAGCCGATCTCGTCGGTGAGGAGTTGCAAGCTGGAACCGGCGGGGTCAATCGAGACGCCATCCGCGCCGATGGCCGCCGTGGCGAGCCAAATGGATTTGCGGCAGAAGACGAGAACTTGCCCCTCGGCATAGGGGTGCAGGGCCACGATGTAGTCATTCGAGCCTGAGTTGGCGCGGAATGCCTTGCTCACAGGGTCGTAGGTCTCGGCGTCGAAAACATCCGAAATCAGCACCTCATCGCGGTTGCGGGCGATGACGAGTTGGTTGTTGTAGTAAGTCGCCGTGCTGGTGCTGGGCAGGCGCGAGTAGGTCACGCCCAGCGGATGTGAGCCCTGCGCAACGCGGGCAAAACCATTTGCCAGAATGCCGTCCCACACCAAAGCAGGTTGGACGCGCTGGGAAATAATCGTGCCGCTGGCAGAAGCCGCCGTGGCGGAGGGAACAGAAAACGAAAACTGCGTAGAGGAAAGCCGCGTCACCTCAAAGTCGGCGAGATACCCGGCCTCCCCTGCCCCGCTGATGCGCACCACCTCGCCGGTCTGGTAAGGGTGAGTGCCCAGCGTGGTGGCTATGGCCGTGCCGCTCGTCTGCGTGAGCGTCTGGAGGCGGATCAGTGACTCCTCGCGGGTGCGCAACAGGTAGAGCTTGTCGAAGGCTTGGATGATCTCGATGTCATCGCCAGCGACCAGCGTGTCGGTATTGGGAAGCTGGATCGTCTGGAGATTCGCGCCGTCGCGCCAGAGGTAAACAGAGTTCGGCCCGGCAAGAACGATGTATTCGTTGGAATTATCCAGGCGCGGCGAGGAGTAAATGCCAGCGCCGATGATGCCGCCGGTGTAGGTCGTTTGAACTATGGGCCCCTTGTTGGCCACAAGCGTTCCGGTGGCGTTTGCGCCGGGGTCGGCAGCCATCGTGTAGGTGAAGGTATTTGCGCCGGTGGCCGTGATATAGAAGTCGCCATTGTATTGCGCAGGCGAGGCACCGCGAATGTTGAGGCGGTCTCCATCAGCATAGCCATGCGCGGCGAGAGTGGCCGTGGCCGTGAGGTTGCCGCTGCCTCCGCGAGTCAGTGAGGAGATTGTTTTGTCCGTGCCGAGCTGGAAAGGAACGGTCAGCGCCTCGCCAATGTAGCCGATGGATTCACCAAGCCGCTTCGCGCCTTTGCGCGTCTGGGCGACGCCTCGGTCGAGGCGCATGTTTTCACAATACTGGACCATGCCCGGCTGGAGTTGCAGCGGGTTGAGGCGGGAGGCCATGCCGAGGAATCCGGCGTCGCCTTCTACGATTGTTTGGTCGTCGGGCATCTACTTTCTATTCTGAGGATGCTTGTCAAGTAGGCTGCGGATGGCGGCTACGCTTAGGCGCATGCGGTTGTTTGTGCTGAACAGGTCTTTGATGGCGCTGGCGGTTTTGTGCGGGTTCGCAAGGATTTTGTTTCGCACCTTGGGCAGCAGATCGTCGGGGATGCCGGGGATGGAGTCGGGGGTTTTGTCAGAAACTTGTGGGCTTTTTTCCGACAACTTGGCAGAGGATTTGGCGGGCTTTGGGGTGCCGGGCTCGATGATGCGGTAGCAGGTGACTTGCACGGGGCGCATGGTGGCGGCGTCCCAATCGCTGAACTTTTTAGTCTCGATGTCGCGGGCTTCGATGGCGTCGCGCAGGAGGTCGTGGACATTGCGCTCGGGGCAACCGAGTTGGCGGGCGGCTTGCTGGCGGGTGAGCCATCCTTGGTTTGCGGGGATGCCGTATTTGAGGGCTTTGTGCTTGAGGGCGATGGCGGCGAGTTTGTTCATGCGGACTTAGGTTTGAGGAGGAGACTGGCGTAGCTGGTGCCTTCGTTGATGGTGACATTCACCATTTGGAAGTTGCCGGTCTTTTTGCTGATGAAGCGGACGAGGTAGCCGTGCGTCCACTCGGTGGGGCGGGTGTTGGCGTAGAGGGGCTGGCGTTTGCACAGGCAGCCGGGGTTCCATGCGGAAATGAGGCCGACGCCTGGGAGGTGCATGGGCTTGTAGGCGGCGCGGTGCGTGTCGAAGAAAACGATATTCGCAGCGGCCTTGGCCATGGCTTGCCCAGCGGCATCGCGGGCGTTGCTGATTTTGTGAACGAAAAACGCCTTGTCGATTTTGACCCAGCCTGGCGTGTCGCAATCGCCGTGGGTTTTGCCTTGGTGGTAGTAGCGGATGCCTCGGTCTTTGAGCCTCAACACATGCTCGGGGCAGAAGGTGCGGCGGAGCAGGTCGGTATCCTTGTGGTGCGCGAGGCGTTGGGTGAGCGCCCATCTCTCGACGCGCCATTCGTGGTTGCCTTCTACATAATGAACCTCGGAGGGCGAGGCGGCGGCGAGGATTTGGTCGAGCAGGGAATTGCTGACGGCGATGTCGTCCTCGTAGGAATCCTCGGTCTCGGCGACATAGCCGAGCGTGTGGTGCTCGGCGAGGAAGCCGCCGCAGTCGATGAAATCGCCGCCGATGATGAGTCGGTCGGGGTTGAGGGATTTGAGATCACCGAGGAAAGCAGCCATCGCGGCGGGGTCGTGTTTGTTGCCGTGGACATCGGAGAAAATGACTTCGATGATGTCGCCGGTTCCGGCCTTCGATGTGGCGGGCGTGACCTTGCGCGGGGCTTTGGTGAAACGCGAACGCTCCAGAGCCTTGATCGTTTCGGCGTGGGCGCGGCGCTCGGCTTCGAGCTGGGCGCGGGCTTGGGCTGCTTCGTTCTGTGCGGCGGTGACTTGGCTGGCGTGAACGATGTTTTGCAGTTTGTTGGTTTTCATTCTTCGTCCTCCTCGTCTTCGTCTTCGGTTTCGTAAGGCCACAAAATTTCGTCGGCCTCGCGGCACAGGGCGCGGGCGGCGTAATCGTTGCCGAATTTTAGATCCATGTAGAAAGTCTCGCCCTCCGCTTCCCAACTCACGATGCAGAGGCCGACATCGAAATGCTCGGCGAGGAGCTGCCGGACTTGGAGCAGCACGGCCTCGCGGTCTTTGGGTGGGGAGGTTTTGGGTTTGCGCAGGCGGCTCATGCGTTGCCCTCCTCGACGAGTAGGTAGGGGATGGTCTTCTGGTTGGCGCGGTCCATCTCGGAATAGACGAGAGCGACGAACGCGGGCCATTGGCTGGGGTGGATCGTCTGGCAGCCTTCGCTGCTGGTAGTGCGGGTGCCGCCCTTGTGGATGTTGATTGCGATGCCCATCGAGTCGCCTTCGCCGTCGCGGGTCACGGGGAGTTGTTCGCCAGGCGTGGCGGGGCGGAGGGCGGGGTAGCCGCCGCCAGGCTTTAAGAGACCGTGCTTGCCTTTGCGGTAGCGATGCACGCCGGGCTTGAGGACGGCGATGCCTTTGCGCTTCACGCTGGGATCGGTATTCGCATTGAAGGTGGCGTAGGCGTTTGGGCTGATGAGAAAGATGGCGTCGTCATAAATGCCACGGTCGTTCTCGCCCGGCTTGCCCATGGTGTCGCGGTAGTAGCCGCGAATGCCCACCAGAGCGACCTCATCGGCCACGCGGGCTTTTGTCAGCAGGGCTTGCGTCTTGGACTTGGCTTGTTGTGGTCGGCTCGGGGGGAGCATCAGGAGTTTTAGGTTTTAAGTTTTAAGTTTTAAGTTCTCCCTCTGTGCTCTCTGTGTCCTCTGTGGTTATTTATCCTTGAGGGCGGGCAGCTCGGGGAGGGTGTAAGAAAACCTGCCGTAGTCCGTTTCGAGACTGACGCCGAGCGTGGTGCAGCCGGTGAGGAAGGAGATGGTCAGAAAAATATAGCCGAGGAGCAGGGCGCTTGCGGCGACTTGGGCGGGGCTGGTCATTTCTTCTCGTTGCGGAAAATCTCTACCAGGGCGATTGCCGCTGCCACGGCGCTGCCGATAGCTTCCCAATGTTGTGGAGAGAGGCTCAATCCGGCGAGGCCGCCGAGCACGGCGAGGCCGCGAAAAGTGGACGGTTGTTTTAGGTGCGAGAGGAATTTATTCATGGGGGAGGGAGGGGTTTTAAGTTTTAAGAATTAAGTTTTAAGGGTCGTGCGGCGGGCGCTTCTTGTTGAGGATGGCGTAGAGCGAGGCCACGCCGACCGCGATGCCGACTAGGAGCGAGGCAATGCGCAGCCAGGCTTCGATCTCGGGAAGCATCGACACCCCGAGCCCCGTCGCCGTAGCGACGAGGCCGGTGAAGCTGGCTGTGGCTTGGTGGGTGTCCATTGTTAGCTTAGCGCGGCGGCGAGTTGGGCTCCGGTGGTGGCCACGGTCGAGCATTGCGCGAGGCGGTCGGTCTGGAGCAGGTCGGTCTTGGCCTTGATGGCCGAGATGTTCGCGCTTGGGATGTCTCCGGTTGCAGCGGGCGAGGCGGGGAGATTGTCGGTCTTCGCTTTTATCGCGGCGAGCTGGGTGCTGTTGCTGTCGATTTCAGCGCGGATCGATGCTGCGCTTGGCACGGTTGGCGCGTTGGTCAAAGTATCGACCACGCCGCCGGTGATTTCGCGGGAGGCAGCTGACCAGACGGCGCTGGCGATTTCACCCTCGGTGGGCACATCGGGCGCGTTGGTGAGAGTTGTGACCGTGGCGAGCGTGCCGTTGGGGGCGAGCCTGCTTGAAACGGTTGCATCGAGGTTGTCCAGAGCGCCAGCGCGGGAGGTGGTGAGACCTTGCGCCGTGAGAGCGGATTGAACATTGGCGGTAGTAAGGATTGCTGTGCCGAAGCCTGCATCTACGGGGACTCCCAGACTAACCGACCCTGCGGCCGGGACTGCACAGGTGCCGGTGAGGTTGCCGCCTCCGTAGCTCACGCCGCTGCGGACATTGGCGGCGATGGGGTTGCCGAATGAGCCGTTGTCTGCGCCATACATGGTGAAATACGAATCGGTTGTGCCTGCGAGGGCGTAGCGTGTCTGGCCGAGAGTGGGGGCTGTGCCGAGACGCCACTTGCCACCGCTAACTGCTTTCCAGCCGCTCCAGTGGTCGAGGAAATCGCCGCTCAGGCGGACATCGGCGGCGGTGTTGGAGATGGATACGGCGTTTGAGAAGGCCGATGCGGTGAAAGTGCCTTGGCTAATGATGACCGTTCCGGTCAAGATGCTATTTAAGGCAAAGCATGTGACATTGTTTCCAGCCATAAATGTGCAAGGCGCGCTCACATTAACCGAGCCAGTTGAGGTGTTTTGAAAACAGTGGCTGCTGGACCCGGCGCTCCCGGCTGTGAATGTGCAGGACGCGCTGACATTGACCGCTCCGGTTGAGGCGTTGTTAAGGGCGAGGGCGGTGCCAGACCCCCCGGCTGTGAATGTGCAAGACGCGCTGACATTGACCGTTCCGCTTGAGGCGTTGTTGAAAGCTGACCCCGTGAATCCGCCTGTGAATGTGCAGGACGCGCTGACATTGACCGTTCCGGTTGAGGCGTTGTTAAGGGCGAAGGCGGTGCCGTTGCTGCCTCCCGTGAATGTGCCATTTCCCAGAGTGCAAGTCGTGGTGCCTGCATAGTTGCACCCATGCGCTCCTGCCGCCGATCCTCCCACGACGCGCAGCCCGTCCAGAGTCAACGCGGTCGCGCCGGTAACCGAGAGGCAGGTGGTCGTGCCTGCGCGGAGGTCGGTGGTGATGGTGAAGGGCGAGGACATGGCAAACGATCCGCCGCCGCCTGTGGCTCCTGCGGCGGTGTTTGAGGCAGTGGTGAGCGTGGCGAGAGCGCGGGCGGTGCCTGTGCCGGTGCCTGCGCCGGTGGCGAGGAATATCGTGCCTGCGGTGTTAGAGGCTGCGCCGATGCCGGTCCATGAGGTGGTGCCGACGAAGAGGATTTCATACCACTGACCAGCGACGAAAGAACCGGCGTTGACGGTGGGGTTGTTGGCTCCGCCGATGTTGATGTTTTGGTTGATCGTGACATTAAATCCATTGGCGTAAACGGTGTCGCCGTTGCCGGGGAGGACGCCGCCGTTCCATGTGCTGGTCGATGACCAGTTGCCGTTTGCGATAGCGCGTGCTGTGGCCATGGCTTAGAGTCCTTTCTCGACGATGAATTGTTGGAGGGCGGATTGGATCGCGCCCACGGTGGCGAGTGTGGCTTCGTCGGCATGAGCGAGCGAGCCGAGGCGGATGGACTTCGCGTGGGCGGGCTGGGTCTCGACCATGCCGTCTTCGATGCGGAGCGGGGTGAGGTTCATCACTACCGATGCCTCTGGCTTGCCTTCCCCGTCATAGCTGCCAGAGATGATGAGATTGAGGGCGTAGCGGTCGTATTGCTTTGAGTCGATGCTGGATGGTGCGGATGCGATCATGGTGTTTGGATTTTTTGGGTTTAAGAAAATTGGAGGGAGGTTTTGGAAGACCACTGCCCGACTGCGGATTGCTCGGAGGAGACATTGCCTGCGGCGTCGGTGGTGATTTTGTAGATGGTCCAGGCGGTGGCGTCCTCGGCTGGGCCGCTTGAGGGGTAGTCGGCCCAGGCGAGGCGGCCCATGTAGAGGGTGGTGCCGTCGGTGGCGGAGAGTTGCAGGTAGTCGCTGGGGTCGCGGGGGCGGGCGAGGCGGAAGACTTCTCCCAGGTGGTCTTTGGAATACATGCGCCGGTCGGCGAGGTTGAGGGCGAGGCTCCCTTCGGCCACTTGCGCGGCGGTAGGGACTCGGCCGGGAACCGTGGAGCGGAGGAGCTGGATGACCGTGGCCATGGAGAAGTTTTAAGTTTTAAGGATTAAGTTTTAAGCAGGGGCCCCGTGGAGCGATGGCGCGGGCTGGACCGCGCCACCGCTGTGGGGAGGGAGGGGAACTTTAGAAAGTTCCTCCATCGACGGTGATGTCGTCGATGGTGACACCGCTGATGCTGCCGCCGGTGATGGCGACATTGTTCGCGGCTTGGACGGCGATGCTGCCGAGGCCGAGCGTGGTGCGGGCATCGGAGGCGGAGGCGTCGTCGATGAGGCTGCGGCCGTAGCTGGAGAGGTCAGCAGTGCTGAACTGATCCGCGCCGGTGGCGTAGATAACCTTGTCGGCGGCTACGGTGACTCCTGCGAGGGCGGCGAGGGTGCCGTCGTAAGCCTGGACATTGGTGCCAATGGCGAGGCCGAGGTTTGTGCGGGCGGCCGAGGCGTCGGTGAGGTCGCTGAGGTTGCTGGACTTGACCAATTTTGTGCCCAGGGCAGTGGTCACGGTCGTCGCGTAGTTCGCGTCATCGGCGATAGCGGCGGCGATTTCGTTCAGCGTGTTGAGGAGGTCGGGAGCGCCGTCAACGAGGTTGCTGACTGCGGTGTCCACATAGCCTTTGGTGGAAGCGTCGCTGGAGGCCGAGGGCTCGGCGAGGCCGGTGATCTTCTGGCTGTTGAGCGAAACGGACGCGGTTGGCGCGGCCATTTGGTCGAGGCGGCTGGAACGAACCTGGGTGTCGAAGTCGGAGACTTTGGACGCGGTGAGCGTGGGGATGTCGCTGGCTTCGAGGTTTGCGCCAACGGTGACGCGGCCTTTGGCGTCCACGGTGACTTTGGTGTGCGTGCCTGCGGTGACGCCGCTGTTGGCCAGGGTGGCGGAGATGGAGGCGTTGGCCGAGCCGTTGAAGGCAGAGGCTGTGCCTGTGACATCGCCAGTGAGCGAGATGTCGCGGGCGGTCTGAAGCGCGGTGGCTGTGCCTGCGTTGCCGGAGACGGAGCCTGTGATGGTGTCGGAGAAGGTTTTGACGCCTGCGACGGTCTGTGCGCCGTCGAGCATGACGACTGCGCCACGGCCTGCCACCTTGTCTATCGTGGTGCCATTTCCGAGGTAGAGAACCTCGTCTACTTTGTTATACGCTGGCTCACCTGCGAGCAGGGTGGCTGGGGCTCCGGCTGCGCCGGAAAGTCTGCGTTTGATGCGAATGTTTGAGGGCATATTATTTAATGTTTTGGGGGGTTGTTACTGCGGGGTGGTCCTAAAACTCACCGCCGTCTGTTGAGGCGGAGATGGGTTCGTAGGAAAGTGTGTCTGGGTCCCAACGATGGGGGATGTTGGAATCTTGCGGAAAGTAGATGCGGGCTACGGTGCCGGGGTTTGGAAAGTCTTCGAGGGTCGGGAAGGCTTGAACATCGTCAAAGTCGTCTGGGATCATCGCGCCGGAGATTTGACCCGAGGAGTCGAGCTGGGGCAGAGCGATATTCTGCGCCGCGCCGGAAAAGGGGTTGAAGAAAACCTGCGACATTTACGCGTAGGGCGGGAATTTGATCTCGACGCTGCGGATCTCCGCGTTGTCGGCGGTGGGGGGATTGGCACCGAAATAGGTATTGATGATTCTGGCTACCGAGGTGCTGCCAAAAGTGAACTCCACATAGTTCGTGTTGTTCGTCGCGGGGGAGGTGAAACGAACATTTTCATACTTGGTGTAAGCAGGAGTCGGAAAACCTGTGCTCACCCGCAGAGCCCCATCTGGTGTGGCTTGGACGGGCTGGACAATGCCAGCGGTGTTGCGAGCGGCGATCTGAATGGTGGGGTTACTCATGTCGTTAATTTAATTATGGTGAAGGGTGTCAAGGGGTGATTATTGGAAGCTGGCGGAGTAGCGGCGGACCTCGCCTTTGCGCAGCCAGGCGTCGTCCATTCGCTGTTGCAGGATGCCTTCGGCGCGGGCGAACTGGTAGGTGGCCTTGTCCATCTGGCCGTCCTCGGAAAGCGTTTCAGCGAGGGCGTAAAACTTGAGGTAGTCCGCGAGGAATGCCGGGATGCGGTGGCGTAGCCAATACTCCTCATTCGTCGGGAGATTGCCGGTTGTGTCAGCGATGGCCTCGTAGCAATCGCCGGTGCTGTTGTAGTAAACGATGTCGCCAGCGGAGTAAGCGGTGGAGGAGTTGAAAGCGGTCGAAGTGAAGCGGGGCTGAGGCAGTGAGAACTCGACCCAGACTTGGCCGGAGATGTAATCCGTATCGGTGATGAGGATGCGGTCTTCGGTGACGACAAAATCCAACGAGAGCGTGACGCGGCCTTCGTCGGGCTTGATGTCATAAACCTTCAGCACATTGCCAATCGCCTTCTGACCTGGAGCCAGCAGCGGGATGTAGGGGATGAACTCCTCGGCAGGAGCATTCGTGCTCGTCTCGATGTAGGTCGCGGTCGTGCGGTCGTTCCACGCGACATCTACGGCGGTGTCGATATTCAGCATATCGCCCGCAGCGGTCGTGGTGACGCGCTTGATGCGCCACACAGGGTCCGCAAATTGCGAGCCCTGCAAGGCACGGCCGATGTAGGATGTCGTGCCGACATAATCGCTCTCGTAGGTATAAAGCCCCGGCGCATAGCCATCGCCCACCGGCGTGCGGGCCTCGGTGAGATAGACATCCGGCCAATCGAAAAATGTCCAAGCCGTCGCGGCAGCGGTGGTGAGATACTCCGCGAGAGCCGTGGCTTGCGAGGCCATGAGCGGCTGGTCGGGATCGATGCCCATGCGGGAGATCACGCCATCGCGGACGGTGCGGTAGGGGGTGGCTTTCATTGCGGGCCTCCTTGTTGCAACGCTGGCAGTGTGCCTTGGCGGCCGATCTGGGCGTTTTGCTGTTGCTGGAGTTGGAAGTTGAACCCCTTCATGCGGGCATCGATCATGTTCCGAAAAATCTCATCCTGCTGGTAGCGCTGCTGCACGGCGGGGTTGGCTTGGATGATTCCTTGCAGGACTTGGGCGCGGAGCTGGTGGTTTTGCCCCTCGGCGGGTAGCTCGGGCTCTGTGCCTGCGGCAATCTTGGTGTAGGCCAGTTGTTCCTCGTTGGCCTCGATGGCGGCAGCGGGGCCGGGGTCGCGGACCAAAATATCGGCGAGGTTTGGATCCACGGCGGCCATGATGAATTTGACGAGCCCGGCGCGGTCGATGACTCCGGCGACATCCATCGGCACGATGGCTTGGGAGATGTAGTTCAGCTTCACGCCGAGGGCTTCGGCGTCGAGGTTCTTGGCGTCCCAATCAATGATGAGGTCGAACTTGCCTTGGATGCTTTCGCGGTCGGCTTGGAAGGGGAGAGCCTGCCCGCCTGAGACGCGGAGGATTTGCACCGGCAGCATGTATTGCTGCATGAGTTGATAGGTCTGCGTGACGATGGCTTTGAAGTCGCGGAGCCAGCGATCAACCGTGTGCTGGGTGACGAGGGCGACATAGTTGGGATCGACTCCCTCGCCTGCCATGCCGAAGTATTCATTCACATCGCGGCGCACGGCGCGTTCGATCTCGATGGTGCCTTGGTCAAACGGTGGGGGCTGCATCCAGCCAAACTCATTTGGGCGGCGTTCGGGTATTTGCACGGCGGGGCCGAGCACGATGTCCAGTTTCCCCCTATTGCTCGGTATGCGCATTGGGGGAAGTATGGCGATACCGGCGCGATCAGTGCGGTAGTCGCGCTGGGTCTTGATTTCGGCCTGCATCGTCGAAACGATCTCGGGGATGCCACGGGCTTCGAGGATGCACCGACTCACGCGCTCGCGGGCCAGCTCGATGAAGGGATACTCGCCGTGTGAGTAGGGGGAAATCTCTTCCTTGGCGAAGATGTCCACATTTGGGTGCATGACGCGGCACATGACCTTTGTCGCGCCGGTCTTCTCATCCGTCTCCTTGCTGTAAACATGCCAGATTTCCACCAGGTCGCGGTGGTCTTGCCAGAGGATGCTATCGCGGCGGTTGTGGTTTTGCTGCGAATAGACGGGCCAGAGGCTTGCGCCTTTGTGGTTTTCGGCCTTCTCGTAAAATTCGTAGGGGTAGCCTTCGGTGAGCGTGCGTTCCTCCAGCTCCTCGCAAGTCACCATTTCGCGGCGGGCGATCCAGGGTGCGCGTTGCAGGTCGTAGGTGGCAGTGGGGAAAATGATGTCGTTGAAAGGCTCCAACGCCGTCCACTCGGGCTTGCTCTCGAAAATGTAGGGCTCGGTGTATTCGACGGTGCCGCCTTCGCGGAGTTTGCGGATATTGGCGGCCGTGCCGGTGCCGGGGGCGAATTGCTCGGCCATCTCGATAGCCACTTCCTCTTGGAGCGGGTCAAGAATTGCGCCGATGAGCATGGCAAGCGGAGAGTTTGGGTCGCCCTGCTCTTGGGCCATGAGGATGATGTCTTCGAGGCTGACGGATTTTTCCTCGATGCGGGTTGTCGTTTTCCAAAACACGCCCATGATGGCGAGGCCGTAGGTGGCGCGGATGTTGAGGGCGAGTTCGAGTTCGCGCCGGAGGTCGGAGGCGCAGTGGGTGAAGAGCATCCACTTCAGCACAGACTCAGCGGCGGTGCGGGACATGGCGTCGGTGGACTCTACCGGCATCATTTGCAGGCGGGCGGCGAAGGTGGAGGTGAGGCAAAGCTGGGTCTCGCGGTTGCAGACCAGATCGGCAAGGCGGATGCGGCTGTCGCTCGACCCATTCCATGGAAATGGGTTTTTGCCCAGATTTTCAGCCCACTTCTTGCCATCCGAGGACTGCCCGTCCCAGAGCGACATGCGGGTGTCGTAGTTCCGGCTGCGCACGGCGGAGAACCAACTGCCATCGGTGGCGGCTTCGGTGAGCTGGCCTACCCAATACTTCGTGTCGCGGTCTGGCTCGTCGTCGTAGGACTTCATGCGAGGAGAGAGTTGCCAGAGGCCGCTTTTAATGCGGTTACGGCCAGCGCGTATGAAATGACCAGGGAAACACACCCCGCCGCAATGCGTGAACTGGCAAAAAGATTTGTCATGCTGCTTTGAGGCCCGGCATGAGGAGCATGGTCTTGCCTGTGCCGCCGCAGCGCACGACGCACTGGGGGTAGTTTCGCTTGAACCATGGGATGAAGTCTGGGTCGTTCCAGCAACCGGGGAGTTGCCAGTTCCAGAAGTGGTAAATCTGAGGGTCGATGGAGA